TACATGAATTTTATGGTTCCTGACCCTTGGGCAGGGAGCGAAGTTAACAATTTTGATCCCGATCGACCATTGCCAGTCGGAGAATACAATAAAACCGCACAAGGCACTTCAGGTAACAATCCAACTCGCTATACGAAGCCATACAACCCAGATTTTTATGCAGCTCTGGCACAACAGGGTCTAGTAGACGATCCTGTGAGAGGACCTACTACATCGTCTGCTAGAAGAGAAGTTCCCAGCAGTGTTTTTGGTATCAGCACACCGGGCCCGCAAGACAAAAGAGAAGGCGCTCCTAGAGCCTTTACCGGGCCTTCGGGATCAAGAGCAAACACATTTACTAGCAGATTGGGCGGTTCTAGTTTGGTTTTTGATGACGGTGACGACAAACTTTTGCGAAAGGGACCTGCTGAAAACACACCCTACGAGTATGCTGATATTACACAGAACCAAACAGATGGTAATGTAGCCATACCCGCAAATGAATGTGTGAGATTGCGCACAAGAACAGGACACCAGCTTCTCATGCACAATTCAGAAGACCTAATTTACATAGGCAACAGTTCTGGTAGTACTTGGATAGAAATGACCTCAAACGGAAAAATTGATATTTTTGCAGACGACAGTATTTCTATTAGAACCAGTGTGGACGTCAACATCAGTTCAGACAGAGACCTTAATTTTACTGCTGCAAGAGATATTAATTTTAACTCAGGGCGGGACTATAAATTAACTGTTGGTAATAATTTTGATACTAAGGTTGGTGTGGATGCAAGATTTGACGTAAAAGCAAACTATGATCAATATGTAGGTGCAACGCAAAAAATATACGTAGGCGCAGACAATAATTTAATAGTAAGAGATGCACATAATATAACAAATCAATCTACATTTGATATAAGCACGGATGGCAGCAGAAAGGACACACAGGCCAATTTCGATATCAGTACAAGTGGATACAATCACCTCACATCAGGAAAAAATACAGAAATACACGCCGACGAGGATATTATACAGACGGGAGAGGAGATACATCTCAACGGCCCTGAAGCTGTTACTGCAGAGCAAGCAGACAATGCAGAGCAAGCAGAATCAGCAGCCTCTGCTCTGTGGCCTGCTAGGGTTCCTGAGTACGAAAGGTGGCTGGGACACGAACATCTAGAACCACAGACTTTCTACCCTGACGGTACACAAGCAAGAGCTAACCCTGCGCCGGCCTTGCGTACCACAACTCCATTGATTTCGAGTGCGTCAGATGAAGAAGGCAGCGCAAACACAAATACAGACGTAAGAAGCACGGCCAACCAAAAAGGACCACAAGAAGTTGTGCCGGGTGAAGTAGGGCCGATTGGCGACCAGCCCGCGAATCCTGTTCCAGTAACTGACCTGCAGCGATATTTCTTAAGCAAATTGATTGAAATCGTAGGATTGAATCCCCTTACCTGTCTCAAAAGTGCAAACCCCGCAGATCTAGCAGAAGGCGAAATACCAGGCAATGCGCAAGCACTGGGCATGGCAATGGCGCAAATAGAAGCAGAGTGCGGATTCAAACCAAGAAGCGAAAATCTCAACTACAGTGCAGAACGATTAAGAGCCGTGTTTCCTAGTAGAGTGCAGAGCACGTCGTTCGCAAAAGAACTTTCTGCTGCAGGTCCTGGAGCAATAGGAAACACACTGTATGGAGGTCGGTTTGGAAACGCAGCAAACGAAGGATACAAATATCGAGGACGGGGTCTGATTCAGTTGACTTTTAAATCAAATTACCAACAGTACGGTAAATTATCTGGACATCCTGAAATTGTTGCAAACCCTGATCTTGTTAATGATCCAGAAATCGCTGTGTCAATTGCGGCTGCATACCTTAACAGCAAGTCAATTTCTTGGGATAACTTTGTGTATCCAGCACTAGGACAAGAATTCAAATCTGCGGTAGGCTATGCGGACCGCGGCGGTGCAGAGACTAGTAAGAGAATTGGCCTAGGCAAAGGTTTTGCAAGTAAGCTGATAACCGGCGAACTTACTCCTCTAGCTCAAATCACTACAGAACCAGCAGGTACTGGCTACATTGCTGGTGCGTCTAACAGCGGAAATGTAGGGTAAATACTTGTATGAGCACACAAGAGAAAAAGTTATACGATGAAATTGAAGTGAGAGGCAACAAACAGCCTTCTGCTAGACCTGAAAGTCGTGCTTATAGAGGCATAAGCACAGTAAATCCAGAAAACGATTCGTACAATCTCTACGACATTGCTCTTATCAAGCAGGATATTATAAATCACTTTCATATACGTCAAGGCGAAAAACTGGAGAATCCAGAATTTGGTACAATTATCTGGGATGTTTTGTTTGAACCAATGACGGAAAACCTACAGCAGGCAATTGCAAGTAACGTTACAAAAATCATCAACTACGATCCTCGGGTTAGAGTAGACAAAATTACTGTGGGAACATACGAAAGTGGTATTGTTATTGAATGTGAGCTTACCTATTTGACATATAACATTTCTGAATCAATGCGTCTGAAGTTTGACGAAGATAACGGATTCTTTTCATAGAATTATATACGCACATTTCTACTTCTAATAAATACAGTAACACAAAGGAAAGCGTGTATGTCAAGCACCGATAGACAAAACAGATTATTACTCAACGAAGACTGGAAGCGCGTATATCAAAGCTTTCGTAATGCTGATTTTCAAAGCTACGATTTTGACAATCTGCGTCGCACAATGATCAACTATCTTCGTCAGAATTATCCAGAAGATTTCAATGATTATATAGAAAGTTCTGAATATTTGGCACTGATCGATCTTATTGCCTTCTTGGGTCAAAATCTATCCTTTCGCATCGACCTCAACGCTAGAGAAAACTTTTTAGAACTAGCAGAGCGTCGTGAAAGTGTGCTGCGTCTAGCAAGACTGCTGTCATACAACCCCAAGAGAAATCAAGCCGCAAACGGAATTTTGAAGTTTGATTCTATATCAACCACTGAAGATATTGTTGATTCGAACAACACCAATCTTGCACGGCAGACAATTGTATGGAACGACTTTTCTAACCCTGATTGGTACGAACAATTTATTAAGATCATGAATGCAGCATTGCCTGCCAATGGTGTTTTTGGGCGTCCAATAAAAACAGGTACTGCAGAAGGCATCACTGCAGAACAATATAGATTTAATGCACTGAACACTGACATTCCTGCGTATGCATTTACCAAAAACGTAGACGGAAGAAGCACGCAATTTGAAGTTGTATCAACAGATATCGCAGACGGGTCAATTATCGAAGAACCACCCTTACCGGGAAACAGCTTTGCATTTTTGTATAGAGACGATGGTCAAGGCGCGGGATCGAACAATACTGGATTTTTTGCTCACTTCAGACAAGGCAGGTTAGATCAAGGAGATTTCAACATTACCAATCCGTCGACTAACCAAGTAGTAGCAATAGACAGTGTAAATGTCAACAATACTGACGTATTTCTATATAAGTTAGATGCCGACGGTTTGGAAAGCGAAATCTGGACCAAAGTAGACGCAATCGAAGGCAACAACATTGTCTTTAACAGTCTAAGTAAAAATATAAGAAATATCTATAGTGTTCTGACTAGGGTAGAAGATAGGATAAGTTTGATATTTTCCGATGGTGTTTTTGGCAATCTTCCAAAGGGATCATTCAAAGTATACTATAGAACAAGTGACAATAGAAGCTACCTAATAACGCCCGACGAAATGACGGGCATAACAGTCACTATACCCTACCAAAGTAAGAAAGGAACCAGCGAAACTCTTACAATCGGTCTAGAATTAAATTACACCGTAGACAACGCAAGTCCTGCTGAAACCAATGCAAGTATTAAAGCAAACGCACCTGCAACATACTATACTCAAAATAGAATGGTCACTGGAGAGGACTATAACATTGCGCCACTTGGTGTCAACCAAGAAATTGTCAAAGTAAAAAGCGTTAACAGAACCTCCAGCGGTATAAGCCGTTACTTTGACATTTTAGATGCAACTGGCAAATACTCTAAAACCAATCTCTACGGCAAGGACGGCGTAATTTACACGCAACTTCTAGACTCTAAATCCACATTCACATTTAACACCAGGACCGACGTTGAAGGCGTTATTAGAAACACCATAGAGCCTATACTTGCTGATTACAAAATTAAGAATTTTTTCTATAACCAATTTCCAAAATTTATAGTTTCTGATCTCAACGCGAGATGGACTCAAGTAACAAGCGATACCAATCAAAGCACAGGATTTTTAACTGACGGAACCGAAACAAGGCTGCGTGTCGGGTCGTTCACAGGATCAACTCTTCAATATCTTGCACCTAACAGCATGCTAAAATTTGTTGCACCAGACGGATATCACTTCATGGCAGACAACGAACACGGACTAATGCCTGGCGCAGCTGACCACCCTAATGCAATTACCTACAAGTGGGTAAAGGTAGTAGGAGTAAATGGTCCAGGAATTGAAACCAACCTAGACGGGCTAGGACCAATAATTTTAAATGATGCAATTCCAAGTGCGCCGGCCAACGATCCCGACGCTGCACCTCTCCTACAAGAAATCAAACCAGTTTTTACAACAGAACTGGAACCTGCGATAAGAACACAAGTAATAGATCAAATTTTTGCATATAAGACGTTTGGCCTTAGATACGACTTTAATAACTCCTTGTGGCGCGTTGTTACCGAAAACAATTTGGATCTCAGTTCGGAGTTCAGCACAGGTAAAACTGGCGATCTTAGTAATAGACAGCAAGATGCTAGTTGGTTGCTGTTGTTCCAAACTGACGGCGAAACCTACACCGTAACACAGCGTGGGCAAAGGTACGTGTTTGAGAGCGACAGAGAAATTAGATTTTATTTTGATAGCTCTGACAAGGTCTTCGATCCTCTAACAAACAAAATTATCAAAGACAAGATAAGCCTACTGTCCATCAACAATCGTCCTGCTGAAGACGGAGACTACGGTTTGATGCCATTTACTGTGCCCTTTGAATGGGAGATTTTAAAAGAGTACAGAGACAAAGCAGGCTATGTGGACAGCAAAAAAATAGAAATTGGTTTTTTTGATTCGGATGACGACGGCGTGGTGGATAATCCAGAAATTTTTGATAATTTTGTTACAGACAATGAAAAGGCTAAATGGATATTTCTTGAGAAGTATACAACAACTGACAATGTGGACGATTTTAGATATGTAAGTGCTTCGGATGCTAATATCACAGTTGTTGCAGACGAACAAGAAATAGAAGATAATGGCATCATGAGCTATCCTACTAATACCGTGTTTTACATAGTTAATAAAAATATTTTCAAGCAACAAAATATGGATTCCGAGCAGCTTGAAATTAACGTGAACTATAGAGCATATGAAGGACGCGACAAAATTATATTTCAGTACGAACATGCTGCCGACGAGGGCAACCGCATAGATCCCAGCAGCACAAATATTATTGACACTTATCTGTTGACTCGACGCTATGACATTGAATTTAGACAGTTTCTCAATGGCACTTTGCCTCAAAGGCCCTTGCCACCTAGCAGTGACTCGTTATTTGTAAATTTTGGACAAGAAATTAACAAAATTAAATCAATCAGCGATGAGGTAATTTATCATCCGGTTAAGTACAAAGTATTGTTTGGCAATGAAGCAAGCGAAGATTTGAAAGCAACATTTAAAATCGTAAAAAACAAAGACAGAGTTGTAAATGACAACGACGTCAAGGCCAGAGTAATAGCTGCAATAGAAGAGTTTTTTGCGATAGAAAACTGGGAGTTTGGTGATACATTCTATTTCACAGAGCTGAGTACTTATGTAATGAACAGGCTTTCCCCAGATATTTCAGCTTTTGTAATTGTGCCTGTGCAGGACTCCCTTGCTTTCGGTAGCATATTTGAAGTGAAGTCAGAAGCTGACGAAATTTTTATAAGTTCTGCCACAGTAGACGATATAGAAGTAATAAGTTCTCTTACAGCATCAAGACTGCGTACAGAAGGTGCCATTTTTGTTGACGACACTGGCACACAGGGTGTTACAAGTTCTACTGCAAGTACAATATCGCAGTCTTCGGCTGATTTGCAGTCGTCTGCGGCCGACACAACAGCGGCAACAAGCACAAATAATAACTCGAGCGGGGGATTCACTTACTAATGGCCTACGATAACAATCAAAACGAATATCCATTGCCTGCAGACGGAAAAAACAATAGAAAGAGTGAATCTCTACTGCCTAGATTTTTTAGGACAGAAGTTAACAAGAAATTTATTCAGTCTACAGTTGATCAGCTTGTACAGCCGGGAGTTGCTGAAAAACTAAATGGATATTTTGGTCGTCAGATATCAAAGGCTTTTAGCCCAGAGGACAATTATGTAGGAGATATCAGCGCCAGCCGTGAAAACTATCAGTTCGAACCTGCAGCGGTAATCAAAGACGAGCTTGATAACGTAACTTTCTATAAAGATTACAATGACTATATAAATCAAATTGCAGGTTTTGGTGGGAATACAGATAATCACGACGTACTCAACTCACAAGAATATTATGCTTGGAATCCTAATATTGACTGGGACAAATTTGTCAATTTTAGGGAATACTATTGGTTGCCATACGGGCCCCAAACTGTTAACATAGCAGGACAGAGTCGTGAAGTCCAAAGCACTATAAAGGTAACATTAGACGACAACATAGATAATGTAAGTTACAAGTTTTCAACAGAACCGTTTGTTCAAAATCCCACTCTTGTTTTATATAGAGGTCAAACTTACACGTTTGATCTCAGTGTCACAGGTACACCTTTTACAATAAAAACCAAACGAACTTTGGATTCTAGCTTCGACTTCGATGCAGGAGTTACTGCACAAGGAACAGAATCAGGTAAAATTACCTTTTCCATAGGCGCGTCAACACCTGAAATTCTTTACTATGTCGCTGAAAATGATATTAACAACAGTGGCATTATACAAATCAAAGACATAGAAGAAAATACAGAGATAGACGTAGAAAGAGAAATAGTAGGCAAAACTCAGTACACTACTGAAGCAGGATTTGATTTATCAAACGGCATGAAAGTTGCATTTGTGGGTGAAGTAACCCCTGCCAAATATTCTATAGGGCAGTGGTATGTAGAAGGCGTAGGGGAAAGCATCAAACTGGTCTCCGAAGAAGATTTAGAAATACCCGCCTCGTATTCGCAAGACAGAGAAATTCCATTTGATTCAAATGCATTTGACAGGTTGCCCTTTGATAATGCCGCAGGATTTGCTGCTACCAAAGACTACATTGTTATTAACAGAGCAAGCCCAGATAGAAACCCTTGGTCAAGAATAAATCGTTGGTTTCATCGTGATGTAATAGAGCGTTCTGCAGCAATAAATTCAGAAAGTATAAGCATTGATCAAAGTGCTCGTGCAACTAGACCTATTATTGAATTTGACCCGGGCTTAAAATTATTTGAATTTGGTACGCAAAACAAACAAAATGTAGATCTTGTTGATAACTTTACAACTGATATATTTTCAACAATCGAAGGTTCAGTAGGATATAATGTAGACGGCGTGCAACTTGTAGACGGCATGCGTGTGTTGTTTACAGCAGAAAAAGACCTACGTGAAACCGGCAAAATATTTAAAGTGAGCTTTATTAATCACAGAGGGGAAAGACAAATCAGCCTAGTAGAAGAACCTGACAGCGATCCATTAGAAAATGAAACTGTCTTGGCCCTTGGAGGAGTGGAATTCAAAGGCAAAATGTTTTTCTACAATGGCGTGCGTTGGAATCTCACACAGGAAAAAACATCCACAAATCAGCAGCCTCTTTTCGATCTGTTTGACGACAACGGATTTAGCTATGGAGACGAAGCAGAGTATAGCGATACGTCATTCCGAGGCAACAAGGTTTTTTCATATAGGCAAGGATCTGGCGTAGTTGACAGAGAACTAGGATTTCCTATCGCATATAGAAACATCGAAAATGTTGGTGATATTACTTTTGATTTTGACCTCTTGACGGACAGTTTTACATATACAGAGGGCAACGAGACGATAGAACAATCTACTGACGTCTGTGTGCTTAAGAAATTTTCAATGCGAACCAATTTTGAATTCTCCAATGGTTGGAAGAAAGCACCTCTTCCTAGCACACAAGATGTTTTAAGACAATACGTAGCAGCGCCTGCACAAACAACATTTGAGATTGATACCTACGAAGGCGTGCTGGACCTGCAAGATCTGCATGCAAAAATTACTCTAAATAATCAGTTGCAATTTGAGGGCATTGATTATGAAATTACACAAGACAAAAGCAGAACATTTGTTAGATTCTCTAATGAACTTGCACAAGGCGATGTTGTTGTTCTAAGAACGCGAGCAAGCAATGCAAAAAGCAGCAATGGATATTACGAAATACCTGCTAACCTAGAAAAAAATCCTCTGAATAATAACATTGAATCTTTTACACTTGGACAGGTAAATGATCACGTAAGCACTATCGTAACAGAGCTGGAAGACTTTAGGGGCAGTTTTCCAGGAAGGAACAATCTACGAGACCTTGGCGACGTAACTCCTTTTGGCAAAAAATTCCTACAGCACACCGGACCTATAAATTTATCCTTGTATCATCTGACCAGCAAAGACACGAACATTGTCAAAGCCTTGGATTTTGCACGGAGAGAGTACTCTAAGTTCAAGAGGGTATTTTTACAAAAATCTCTCGAACTAGGTTTTGATGGAAATTCAAAAGAACATGTTGATCTTATTTTTAAAGAACTCAACAGAGATAAAAGCATCAACATGCCCTTCTATTTTTCAGACATGGCACCAACCTCAGGAGAAAAGCGTCTAACCTATAACGTTTTTGAACAAGGCAATGAGTTTTTTGCGTTGTCTGAGACTTTTAGTCTAGATGAGCCAGGGGCTAAGTCCGTGACTGTCTATGTAAATGACAGTCAGCTTTTATTTGAAAAAGACTATACATTTAATGAAGATGGTTTTTGCGTTATTAATGTGCCTTTAGTTACAGGTGATAGAGTAGACATCTACGAATACGAAACAACTGACGGATCATATATACCGCCTACTCCTACTAAATTAGGCATGTATCCAAAATACGAGCCCATGCTGTTTGTCGACAACACATATACTGTTCCTACCAGCGTAATTCAAGGGCACGATGGGAGTATTATCAAAGCGTTCGACGACTACAGGGATGACCTTATATTAGAACTAGAAAAAAGAATATATAACAATCTCAAAGTCAACTACGATAGCAGTATAATAGATATCCATGAGTTTATAGGCGGCGAATATCGCAATACAGGAATAGCCAAACAAAACATAGACAACAGCCTACTTAAGGATTTTGCTGCTTGGTTGTCTATAGTTGGCGATGTGGATTACACTGCGTCTGATTTCCACCAAAGAGAAAACAGTTTCACCTACAACTATAGCTTTATGGAAAGCCCCAATGGCAAAAGATTGCCTGGTTTTTGGAGAGCGGTGTACAAACAGGCCTACGACACAGATCGTCCTCACACACACCCCTGGGAAATGCTTGGTTTTTCAGAGCAGCCAACTTGGTGGGTCGATCAGTATGGTCCTGCTCCATATACTAGCAACAACTTGCTCATGTGGGAGGATCTAGAAAAGGGTATACTAGCGCAACCAGGAAAGGCAAAACAAGTACTAGAAAAATACAAAAGGCCAGGACTTGTGTCCCATTTGCCTGTAGACACCAAGGGCAACATATTAAGTCCGTTGCAAAGCAAATATGCACGCAATTATGTCAGCAGCTTCACAAACAGCCCGTTTGTGTTTGGCGACGAAGCACCTACTGAGACAGCATGGAGACGGAGTTCGGAGTATCCGTTTTCGTTGTTCAAGTCCTGGGTACTTAATCAACCAAGCAAAATTATTGGTCTAGGCTATGACAGATATAGAAGCGTAAGAAACGCTGCAGGGCAACTGGTTTACAAAGACACCGGAAGAAGAATACGCCTTGCAGATTTGGTTTTTCCTAACAACAGTCCCAATGCCAGTCAAGGAAACAACTCCGGCACCCCAAATAGATCTCGAGTATTCAATGCAGGATTTGTAAATTTTATTGCGGACTTTCTTGCAAGTAACGTGCTTGTAAATTACTCAGAATACCAGCAAAACCTAAAAAGTCTATCTAATCAAATAGGATTTAAAGTTGGAAGTTTTACTGATAAAAGTAAGATTAATTTGATACTGGACAGCAGAACTCCCTTGAATCAAGGAAATGTTTTTGTTCCTGAAGAAAACTTTGAGGTGATACTACAAACCAGCAGTCCTCTAGATATTGTTTCATACAGTGGTGTAGTTATAGAAAAAACACCAGCAGGGTACTTACTGCGAGGATACGACACCAGCAATCCTGTTTTCACATATTACGACTATATAGAAACGGACAGAGATCCTCTAGTTAACGTAGGAGGAATAAGCGAAAGTTTTGTAGATTGGAGTGAAAATCAGAGATATGCAAGCGGCTCCGTCGTAGAATTCAACGGCGCTTATTATAGGGTAACTACTTCTCATACAAGCACTTCTACCTTTGATGCAGAAAAATTTGTGCGTTTGCCTGCACTTCCTCAGGTAGGAGGTAGAAGCGCTATTTTTAGAAGTACTTTTGATAAGTCAAAGACTGCAGAGATTGCATACGGAACGCTGCTAGACAATATACAGCAAGTTGTTGACTTTCTTTTAGGTTACGGAGAATATCTTACAGATTTAGGTTTTATATTCGAAAACTTTAACGGCGAAATTGAAGCAGTGGAAAACTGGAGACTAAGTGCCAAAGAGTTTATGTTTTGGACCACTAACAATTGGTCTGATGGTGCGCTGCTTACTCTCAGTCCTGGCGCACAAAAACTACAATTTAGTGCAGAGAACGCAGTTGTAGATAATATATTTGACAACTTCTATGACTACTCGCTTGTAAAAGCAGACGGCACAAAAATACGTCAAGAATTTGTTAATATTGGGCGTGACGATGCCAATGGTTTCAACATATCTCTAAAAAACACAGCCGACGGCATTTATGCGTTAAAACTGCCTTTAGTTCAGAAAGAGCACGCAATACTGCTTGACAACGAAACTGTATTTAAAGATACTATCTATGATCCCGAACCTGGTTATAGGCAAGAGCGTATAAGAGTTTTAGGTTATAGAGCTGCAGATTGGAACGGTGGTCTTACAATCCCAGGTTTTATCTATGACGAAGCTGTTGTTACAGAATGGCAAGCTTGGAAGGATTATTCCATAGGTGATGTAGTAAAATACAAAGAATTTTATTATGCTGCAATCAACAAAATTTCAGGCACTGAACAATTCAATGCTAGCGACTGGTATAGACTAGAGTCCAAGCCTCAGCCAGGGCTGTTAACAAACTTAGAATATAAGACAAATCAATTTGCCGATTTTTATGATCTTGATACCGATAATTTCGATGTAGACCAGCAAGAAATAGCTCAGCATCTTATCGGCTATCAAAAACGGGACTATCTTGCAAACATCATAAATGACGATGTAAGCCAGTATAAATTCTATCAAGGATTTATTCAAGACAAAGGCACACGAAACGCATTAACAAAACTGTTTGATGCATTAAGCAGTGCAAACAAAGACAGCCTTGAATTTTACGAGGAATGGGCAGTAAAAGCAGGACAGTATGGTGCAGCAGACGGCTTCGAAGAAATTGAATTTCTACTAGATGAAAGTCAATTTAGACTAGACCCTCAACCAATATTGCTGACTGACACTGTTCCTGACAATGTGACCGATTTGGTGTATAGGCAATTGCCAGGCAATGTATTTTTGGTTCCCCAAGGCTATGATAGTGCACCATTTCCCTCCAAATATACCGATGACACTGTGCTTCGAACAGCAGGTTTTGTACGACCTGAAGATGTACAATTTATTGTGAAAAACAAAATTGATATTCTTGGGTTAGACAGTACTGAGGTCAAACAAGGTGATTATGTTTGGGTAACTTTTGAGGATCAGTCTTGGAATGTCTACAAACACGTCAACACTGGTTTTAACGTAATAGAAGCGCAACCCGATGGTGATACTGCAATATTATTTCTCAACAAGCTATCTAATTTCCAAGCAGGGGATATCATAGGCATATATGACGTCGAGGAACTAGAAGGTTTTTATCGTGTAATATCTGCCTCACTCAACAAAGTGGTAATTGCTGTTGAAGAACCATTGAGCGACGAAATTACAAATATACAGGGTGCGGTTACTTCTTTTGTAAGCAACAGAATTTCAGACTATAACTCCGCTAACAAATACGCAGAAAATGATATTGACACAGACGAGTTATTATGGATAGACAACAGTGGTGATGTAGAAAATAGATGGGCTGTTATCAAGCAGGACAAGGCTTTCGATTTTGCAGACGAATTGTCGAATCCGATAGCAGGACAAGAGCTGTCTTTTGGTAAGAGTATATCGGCCGATGATGCTAATGAATACATTGTTGTAGGGTCGCCAGATTCTAGTCAGGGCAAAGCATACATATATGAAAGAGAAAACGACGGCAGCACTTTAACAGGCACGCTTAATCTCAAGCAGACTTTGGAACCAATTGCTGGCTTTGATCACGGTCAAAGTAAATTCGGATCTAGCGTCACAATAAGCCCAGACGGAAGATATGTAATTGTCGGTGCTCCTAATGCAAGTAGAGTTAAGAGTGCGTATAAGGACGATTTTGACATATCTGAAGAATATTTGCGAGGGTCAATAGTACAGTTTGAAGAAAATTTATATAGAGCACGTCGCACAGTTAAAGGGCAGACTGATAACGTAGTATTTGGCACCCACGACAGCGCCAGTCAAATAAGACAAAGGCTGTTTGATTTGTATGGCGACTATGCAAGCATTCCTCTTATTACTACTGGCGATTTTCCTTTAAGGGACACTGACACAGATCATATTTTAGTTAGGGCTCCTATAGATGCATATGAAGGTTCCCAACCAGGAGACACTGTGTATCTAAATTGGAACGAAATCAGCAGAAATTACTTGCCAGAGGAACCTGTGCCATTTTTTGACGTCGGACTGGGTGACCCTCTGACACTTTCTATTGCCGGCACAAGATATACGTTTACATTAGATTCAACAGAAGCAATAGAAGTTGTATATGGTGACAGAATCTTCCAAGGAGACAGATCTGGCACTATAGTCTTTCCTTTGTTTGAGTCTAACAAAGTAAGTGTGATATTAGATTTGGACAGTCAGCCATTTATTGCCACGGAAGATCAGACTGTGATAATAACCGATGAATCCGAAACTATTACAAAATACGGCAATTCTACAGATGTTACAATATCCGAAATAGAAGGCACAAGTGTTCACGGGCTACAAGACGGTGACGAAGTTGTGATAACTGATGTGCCCAACGATGGCCTTACAGTGATTGATGAAGAATTTGATAACAGCAATCCTGCAATACCTCGCAATACCGTAGAGCAACAGGGTGTGAAAGGACTGGAGCCAAACCGCTACTATATAAAATTTGCAAATAATGATCAAATCGAATTATATTTTGACGAAAGCCTTACTAATCCGGTAAATGGAGCAATTGGTTTTTCCGGCTCAGCGATCCCCAATGGTGAATTCAACGGCAACATACAAAAACTCAACAAGCCCTTCGACAATTTTCATCCGCAGATAGACAGAGACTTTATAGTTAACACTGCGCATACAATTCGAAGAAAAGTAGACGAAGTTTTTTACATTGTAGATCCTCTGAATATACCCAATCCTCAACAAGGGGATAGCGTCACTACCGCTACTGGCAACGCAACCGTTGTTTACGTTAAAAACGAACTAGGACGTTTAGTTGTTTACGCAAATAATAAAAATGGCGTGTTCGAAGAAACAGGCGAACTATTCATTAATGACACATTTAGAATAGGCCGTTATACTCGCCCCCTCCATGATAGTGTAGACAGGGCAACAGTTCTTGGAGGCTATTGGGAAATAGCAACCTCACAGAATTATAACCCCAACGGCAGAACCACTGACATTGCTGCTGGTTTGGTGATAGAAGACGTAAAAAATGGATACACTAGAACGTCCAGTGACCCTGCAGAATGGTTTGAGAGCGCTGTTCGTCTGCCTTACAAGAGCAGTATTCAAAATGTCTTAGACAATCCGCCCGAAATACTGCCCGAGACTGATAGACCTTTTGAAAAGGAGTCCGATCTAATCCGCAATCTCAGTTACATCAGTCAAGGCATAGGCGGCAATATAACACCAGAAACAGAACTAGACGACAGATTTGTTGTTAGGATGCCAAAAAATGTATCTGACAAGGCAGAGGCGGATTTTGCAAATGCAATGTCCCCTGACCCACAAATAGGCATATGGCTCAACACAATTCCAGACGCAGATGGTAATCGTTCTGACCTATCTAACAAAGGGTTTGGCAACGATCCTTATGATATTATCACACGTGTCGAAACACCCACAGATATCTGGGATGGTTATATAGACTATCGTGTGACTGCGCCCGAACTGGATTTCCAACCTGGCGACATCATTCAAGACGGCGGCGGTGCACAGGCCGAAGTTGCATTCTACCAGCGAGATCTCAACAAAGCCAGAGTCTACATCAAAAATTCAACCGGCAATGACTTTAATTTTGGGTCTAGATATTACGAAGGTGTTGCGCCTACAGTAACTAGATTGTCGAAAATAGTAAATGGTGTTCCTGTTGAGATTGGCATAACTGAATCAAGACAGTTAGGCGACAATGACATTGGCAAGCTAGCAGTTTTCAGACACAGTGAAAATTTACCACTGTCTCCTGAGCTTGATTTACCGGTAAGTCCTACTTTTTCAGACGACATCAGCAGTTTTAAAACTGAATTTATAAGCGGAGTTGAATACCATACGTGGATCGAAGAATTCAAACCAGGGCAAGGAAGAAATCCGTTGTTGCCCAGCACTGCTAACAATGATTGGGAGCAAGTGCAAAATATACCAATCAACACAAACAGAGATGCCAGTGGCTTTACACGCGAAGGCGCATTTTTTGTTTACCAGCTTAATTTAGAAACAGACACATACGATCTAGTAAATGGTTATATTCTGCCAAATCGTCAGGATGGGAGAGATCTTGGCTATGACCTAAAACTTGTTCAAGACGGTGATTTATACAAACTTGTAATTGGAAGCAACGAAGACTATCGTAACGATGTTTCCAACAACCCTGGCAGAGGAAGACTATACTTCGTTCTGCAGGGAATGGATCAAAACGCTTCATACAACTGGTCAGTCGCAAAAGACCCTAACTACAAAGGCAGCTACAGTGAAACTACTGATTACTATACAAACCAAGTAGTAGTTAATGAAGGTCTTTTTTATAGAGCACTTACGAACTTACAAGCAGAACAATTTGATTCCAGCAAGTGGAGAGTTTTGGGCGATCACATAGACTTTGTTGGATATGTTCCAAACACCACAGGCGTGACTATTGCTGATGACAGCTTTATTGACAGACTTGACACCTCTGACTTCGGCAATGTTTTTGACATTAGCAGCAACGGCAAAATTCTAGCAACCACTGCAGAATATCCTGGACTCACAAGATTAGTTATTTACAGGCTCAAAGATTTTAGGTTTGAGTTGTTACAAGAAATTGACGAACCTGCGGACAGCAGATTATTTGGCTCAGCGATTGCTGTGTCGAACGACGGAAAACTACTTGCTGTGGGCGCACCCGATAGCGATTCGGACAAAGAATACCAAGGCAAGGTTTATATCTACAAAAACAATCAAGGGACTTTCGAACTGTCTCAAACACTCGAAAGTCCAAACAGAGAAACCGGTGAAGGCTTTGGTGCTGTGCTGGGTTTTGATGGGAATCAGCTAGTAGTTACAAGCGCCAAGGGTGATATACTGCTTGATACAACGTATGACAGATACCAAAATATAGACAACAGTTTTGAAAGCAGCTATGTCAACAATTCAGCAGGCCAATTATCCGCTGCTGAAACTATTTTTGACAGCGGCTTTACAAGGTTCCAAAAAAGCATAATCGATAGCGGCGTGGTTTTTGTTTATGAAAGATTAGCAGATAGTTTGGTGTATGGACAGCGCATCGAGTATGATGACTTTGATTCAGTTGACTTTGGAAGAAACATTGTAATCAGTAACAACAACCTATACATCGGCCTGCCAGGTCTTAATGTAGATACTGCAACGAGCGGCAAAGTTGTTGTATACAACAGAGAAGAAAACGCAAGGTCTTGGACATTACATAGACAGCCTATTGACCAAATCGATATTTCTAAATTCAGAGGTTCGTTCGTTTATGACACTGCAGAAAACAATCTCCTGTCTAGACTAGATATTTTAGATCCTGTTGCGGGAAAAATTTCAGGAATAGCAGAACAAGAAATCACATATAAAACATATTTTGACCCTGCAACTTACAATGTTGGAAGCAGTTATGCAACAGACAAATTTACTACCTGGGGAGAAAAGCAGGTAGGAGAAGTTTGGTGGGACTTAAGCACAGTCAAATATGTTAACTATTATCAAGGAAGTATCATTTATAGCCAAGCTGTGTGGAACACACTAGCAGAAGGCGCAAGCATAGATGTATACGAATGGGTAGAATCTACACTATTGCCCAGTCAGTGGGACAGTCAAGCACTTACTAGCCAGGGCATCCGTAGAGGTTTTACCGGCCAAAGCAAATACGGCGACGAACAATATGTTGTAAAACAGGTTTATGACAGCATTTCTGAATCATTTAGAGAAAAATACTTTTTCTGGGTAAAACAAAAAAGAACTGTTCCTAACATTGAAAATAGAAATAGATCAGTACTAGATATTGAAAACATAATTCGTGACCCCCAATCACAGGGTCTTAGGTTCGTAACTATTTTAGGAAATGATAGATTTGTTCTATATAACTGCAAGTCTCTAGTAAAGAACAAAGACGTTGCAGTTAATTTCCGTTACTGGACTATACAAGACCAAACAATTAACATTCACAACGAATATCAAATAGTGACCGACGGTCTTTCAACCAGCAGACCAAAAGCAGACATAGAACAAAAGTGGTTTGACAGTTTAATTGGACAAGACAATGCAGGTAGACCTGTACCGGACCCTGAATTAAGTGTAAAACAAAAATATGGCGCACTCAACCGTCCAAGACAGAGTTGGTTTGTTAATAAAAACGAAGCACTCAAACAAGTTATTGAGCGCGTAAATCGTGTATTGTTGTCTCAGCTTACGATAGATAATTTAGATATATCACGACTTTTTGAAAATGATCCTATCCCTTCTCAGTTATTGGGACTATACGACGAAAGTGTTGACACTGTCGAGGAACTAGATTTTGTAGGCACAGTCAAAGCAAGCACAGCAGAGCTCGAGCCTATAATAGAAGATGGCACTATTGTTGACGTTGTAATTGCAGATGGAGGCAGAGGATACAAACAGGCTCCTGCAATACAAGTAGACGGTTCGGGAGAAAACGCCCAACTAACTGCAACAATCAACAACCTAGGCATTGTAACCAATGTTGAAGTTGTGAATGGCGGAACAAATTATGCAAACAACACTGCTATCAACGTCCGTCCTCTCAGTGCACTAGTAAGAAATGACAGCACAATCAACGGGGCTTGGTCTATATACAGTTATGACAACAACAGCAGGAGTTGGAATTTAGCAACCAGTGAAAGTTATAGAGTGGAAGACTATTGGTCATACGTTGACTGGTACGCTGAAGGTTACAGTGAACTTACATCAATAGATTTCATTGTAGATGATTTTTATGAACTGAATATCATCAACGATAACATAAATGACATTGTCAAGGTTGAAAATGTGGGATCAGGTGGTTGGATATTGCTACAGAAAACAGTGAATATAGATACACCTGATTATACAATTAATTATAGGACAATCGGTAGACAAAATGGAACTATTCAATTCCTTCCTGCATTGTATACGGAAAACAACAACGAAGTAGAACTGCGTATAATATTAGAAACAATACGCGACAACATTTTTGTAGACGAGCTTGCTCTTGAATACAACAAGTTATTCTTTAGTAGTTTGCGTTATGTATTTTCAGAACAGAATTATGTAGACTGGGCATTTAAAACAAGCTTTGTTAAGGCCAAACATAATGTCGGCGAACTAGAACAGCGTACTACTTTTAGAAATGATAATCTTCCTAGCTATGAAGAATATATTAGAGAAGTCAAACCCTATAAAACTAGCATACGGGAGTATCTAAGTAGCTATGAAAAATTAGACAACACTAGAAGCGTAGTTACAGATTTTGATCTCAGTCCATTTTACAATGCTTCATCTGGGCTGATTGAATCGCCAGCACCTAAAATAGAAAATGGTGTCTTGACAAACATCAATTTTGACATCAACGATTATCCCGACAAGCATTGGTTAGATAATTTTACATATGAAAT